TTTATAAATTAGTTAATTAAGATGCAGAGTTGTAGAATACAATCTCATTACCATTAACATGAGTAAATCCTACTTTCATATTTGCACGAGTTCTGATTACAGGCTCAGCAATAGTATCAGCTAAATTGATAGCTCGTAATGCTTTACCATCTCCCTCTGCATCAAATGCATAGATAAAGTTATTTCGAGGTGAAGCTACGATTGTAGACTTACCAAGCATTCCAGGACAAAGTACCATCTTTATTCCAAGATAAGTAAAGTCTAGAGCTTGTGTTAAGTTAGCTTGAGTGTTTGATGCAGCAACAGCAGCACGATAAGCAGTAGCTACAGGAGAAGATACATACAATCTTAACTCCTCTTGATTAGCAATAACAGCAGCAGGAATTGCAGCATATACTAAAGCTAATTTAGCAAGTACATTAGTTGCATCAATAGCTGGAGGTGTAGCTCCACCTACTTCAATTACATTAGCAGAATCAGCTACTAAAGACTTCTTGTATCCATCACATAAAGCTAGTGCAGCAGTACCTGAATCAGTATCACCTGACCATCGTAACTTCTCTACATTCTCAGCGATTGTCTTAGACATCTCATTCCAATAGTAATCCATGAAAGATGCAACAGTGAAATCACCATTAGATCCTTTAGTCATTTGTAAAGATACAAAAGACTGCTCTAAGTCAAACTGACAAATTTGTGCCATTGCAGATAATCCACATACATCAATCTCTACAGATGCAAGGTCATCAGTACTAGCATTCCATCCACAGTTCTCCTCTTGTAAAACTTGACCAAATACTACATTTGAGATTTTAGTCTTATACTTTACTCCTGGTAGTGTACGATAGTTGTCTACTACTTCCTCATTCAAATAAGCTCGGCTATAAAATGCCTCACTGTTAGCTTGTAATAATGCACTAGCATCAATGTCCAAGTCAAATTTTAATTTTCTACTCATTTTGTTTTTTTTTATTTATTAGTTATTGTTTAAAAATTTACTTACCATGCTGAATTTATCATGCTGTGATAATTTAGTAGCTTCTACTTCCACTACTTCCTCACCCTCAGACATTACTTCCTCCATATGATTTCTTAAATCAGCTATCATTGCTATAATAGCATTGATTTGCTCATCAATTACAGGTTGTACTATAGCTAGTATAGCTTCAGCATCAGCAGCAGGATCAATAGCCATCTCTTCTGTGGCAGGTGTCTCCTCTACTTCTTCTTCTACTACTGTCTCTAGTGCAATCTCTTCTGTCATTGCTTCTTCTTCAACAACAGGTGCATCTTTTATCTCAGTAACTTCTCCATCAACAACGATGTAGATTTTGCCCTCAATTAGATGTTCTCCATCAGGTAACTTCATACTATATTTATTATTTAATTGATTACTTAGTTTTAAGCCTAAGAATCCCTCTATTGAGAATCCTATCTGCTCATTCTTTACTAGCTCATTATAGTACTCTTTATCAGTTACCTGAGCTGTCACCATTAATGTGCCTTTAGGTACTTCAATACCATAGCTAGAGTAGGCTTTATCTTTCTTAGGATCTTCTACTATCCATGCCTCAAGTACATAAGCAGGAACTGTCTTATCAGTATCATGCTCTAGGTTAAATACATTCCTATTAGATAGGTCCTGCATGAATTTAGAATGAATCTGCTCAATAGTCTCAGCTGTAAATTGTACATAGTACTCTTCATCATTCTCATCATTCCTATATATCTCCATTGGAATCATTGCAGGAGCTACCACTCTATACTTTAGCTCATCTGAAAAAAACAATTTCTTATGCTCATCAAAACTCATCCCCTTAGTAATAATGGCAGGAGTAGAGGTAAAAGCTATCTGCTCAATCCCTAACTCTTCACCATCTGAATACTCAGGATCTATAGTAATTTTATAGATTGGTATATCTTTTGTCATAACTATATTATATTTTTTTTATATTTGTTCAAAAATTAAAAACTATGATAGAATTATTCGGCAAAGAAATCCCATCTAAGATGGATGAGCTTACCCTAGAGCAGTTCCAAAAGATATCTGCTATCCATAACAATGAAGAGTATGATACTCTAGAAAAACATTGTAAAGTCTTTGAGTATCTAGGTATAACTGAGGAGGAGATGGATGTAGACTTTGACCTGTTCTTAGCTAATGTTAAAGAGTTTAATAATAATAACTATACTCATAAAGATACAGTAGAAGAGATAGAGCTAGAGGGATATACTTATAAGGCTGAGATGAAGCTCTCAGTGAAAGATAGTAGGATTGTTGAAAAGATTGTTAAGAAAGATAATAAAGAATATATATCTGACATTATGGCTCTGATGTTTAAACGAACTGACCTATCTAATACTGAGCATTATGATCCTGCACATCTTAAGCACAAAAGTAAACTATTTAGTAAACTCAAAGCAGATATATCTATCCCTTACCTTACCTTTGTAACTAACAAAATCACTACCCATGCACAATCACAAACTACCAAAGCAGTGGAATCAGATATCAGTGGAGCAGTTCCTGGAGCTGAGGAGTCTGAGCAGTGAGGATGGAATGTTTAACTATCAGATTGATGTACTTTCTGCTTTAACAGATAGCGATATCTCTGACTTTGAGGACCTAGATATAGATGAGCTAGGGGAATTAGCTAAGGAGATTAAATGGATACAGTCAGAGCCATCTAGGAGGTATAAGAATAAGATAGATAATTATGTGCTTAAGCCTTATTCTAAGCTATCACTAGGTGAGTTTATAGACCTTGAGCATTACTTCTCTAATAACTACCTAGATCACTTCTGTCATATCTTAGCCTTACTCTACAGGAGGACATCTAAGAATGTTTATGGTGATGACATCATTGAGCCTTATGAGTATAGCCCTAGAGATAGATTAGATTGGTATTTAGACTATCCTATTACTGATGTCTATGGATTGATACCTGAGTATCTAAAGTATAGGGAGAACTTTACTAATACCTACACTAATCTACTATCAGATGTAGTGACTGATGACGAGGTGCTGGAGGATGCTGATGAGATTAAAGAGCAGAAGAGAGAACAGCAGAGACAAAAGTTTGCATGGGAATCTACTATCATGGCTCTATGTAATGATGACCTTAGTAAGTTCAATAGTATATTAGAGATGCCTGTAGTATTAGTCTTTAATATCTTAGGAATGAAAAAGACTTTAGACTAGTAAAGGGAATCCTTGACTGAATCCTGCAGGAGGATCTAGTGCATAGAATGTATATGTAAGTCTCTGATCACTTTCTAATATTTCAGCTACCTCTAAGATAGGATAGTTCTTAGATATCCATTCGACATACTGTCCATAAATTTCATTAGTGATACCTGCATTAGCAAGCTCTCTTGTAAAAGTATTTACCCAATCTCTAGGAGTAATTACTCCATCATTCCATAAGTGAGCTCCATTATTCAAAAAGATAAAGTAATACATGGCTATTATCTCAATCTCTAAGCTACCGAATCCTGTTACTTTAGCATTGATTCTAATACTCTCTACTAGTGTACCATTGTTTTGTACAATATCATTCCTTACAATCCTCTTTAATAGAGCAGCCATCCTCCTCCGAGTAGGATACAATATATTAAACTCACCTGTATTCTTATATGCCATAACTATATTATCTTAATTAGTTATTTTGTTCAGGAATCTGACAGTTGGTCCATGACTTAATCACTACTGATAAATTCATCTGCCATCCTGCAGCATAGTCTAGTAGATCATTATTCAATGGTATAAAGATAGGCTGTCCATCTATATCAAAGTCATAGTCATCACTGAATGTAAACTCTAGGTAAAGGTCCTGCAGTATCTGCTGAGTATCTGATAAGATAGTTGTAATGTTAGCTCTATCCATCTGTATAATATCAAAGCAATATACTTCTATATTAAAGATAGTGACATTCTGATAGGGAGTAACTCCACTAGGAACTACATAGACTAGAGGATACTTCTCATCTGCAGTAGCAAAGTTCACCATCTGCTCTTTAAAGTCTGAGCCTACCTTTTTTACTTGCAGGTGATTGTCATAGAATGTAGTAATCTTATCTACTATGGATTGATAGCTTATCATAATACTGAATTATTTTGTATGTTATTAATATGATTCTGTGATGCTGTTATCTCAGTCTCAGATACTACTGCTGTCACTGTTATGTTATTTGTGCCACCTCCTGCATTCACTTGACTACCTGTATTAGCTTGACCAAATAGACTAGGACCTCCTGATGGTGCTACTGCTGTAGTAGATGGTGTAGGATTACTACTAGAATTTGTGCTAGATGTAAATGTAGTAGATGCTATCTTAGCTATATTAGTAGCTGAGGTAACTGCTGCGAATGCTAGTGATGCTATACCTGCAGGGTTAGGGATAGGACCTATAGCTATTGGTGAGGATGCTAGTGATGCTGTAATAGCTTTACCTGCATCTACTATTGCACCTGCTAACTGCATTGACTTATTAAGTTGGAATTGTTTTTTTAGTAATGCCTCCTCTTCTTTACTACCTTTCTTAACTTTCTTAAGTTTATTATCCATAGCCAGGTTAGTGATACCCTCAATAGCTGAGATAGATTGACCTGCATAATCTAGAGCTGCATCTGCAGTCTTAAGCTGCTCTGCTCTTTTTTTCTCCTCTGCCTCTTTGACAATAGCTACTTCTTTATCTTTAGCCTCTTTAGTGATATTAGCTAGACTAGTCTCTAGCTCAGTCTTAAGTTGTTTTAATAATGGATCTCCCTCTTTTAATAAAGCTACTTTCTCATCAAATGCTGCTAATAAAACTGCTTTCTCATAATCTGCAGTAAGTATTAACTGCTTAACTTTATCCTTCTCATTAGCTGCAGTAAGTCTCTGAATCTCTAAGTACTTCTCATCTTCTAATTTAATAGCAGCTGCAGCATCTTCTTTAGCTTTCTCCTTAGCCTCATCTATAACTTTCTGCTTAGCCTCAGCATCTTTTAGATTAATATTATTAATCTCATTCATTCTCAAAATCTCAAGCTCATTAGTATCCTTACCGTACTTTTTAGCCTTAGCTATTAGCTCAGCATACTTTGCCTCTACAGCATTTTTCTCTACAGTGATAGCATCTAGTGTAGCATCTAGATTAGCCTGTCTAGCTTTGTCAATTTCTTTCTGTATCTCATCTCCTCCTGTATCTTTTGCCTTAGGTGCAGGTTTAGGTTTAGGTTCAGCTTTAGGTTTAGGTTCAGCTTTAGGCTTATCAACTTTCTTAGGCTTATTATCCTCAGTAAATTTAGTATTGATTAATACCTGTCTACCTGATTTACTATCTTTAATTAATTTATCTTCTGCTGCTATTTGAGCTTTTAGTTTTTTTAGTTTCTCTTGATCAGCTGCATCTCCTAATGCTAGCTCTTTATAATATGCCTCTCTTGCTAATTTTAATCTATTATTAGCAGCCCATTGTACTATATATGTTCTCTTAACTTCTAAGTCATAAGTGTTTTTACCTAGTGCTTTCTGTTCTGCTATCTGTCTATCTATTGCAGAGGTAGCTAAGTCAGTAGCCTCATTAATTTTAGCAGCTCCATCTTCATAAGCCTTAGCACTTTTAGCTGCTGAGTCTTCTGCTGCATAGGCTGTAAGTCCTAGCCAATCAGTCATATCTTTAAAGCCCTGAATCAGTGCATAGATGGGAGCCATTAGTGCATCTATCACATCATCTAATACTCCAAATGAATTAAGTACTAGAGCTATTACAGCTATAATAGCTACTACTGCAGCTACTATTAAAAATATAGGATTCATTAAGATAGTTATTCCTAACTTTATAAATGCTTTTGATAGTGTATTTACAGTACTAACTATGCCCGTTATTGACTTAGCAATATCAGCTTTATTAATTGTAGCTAATGCACTAGCAAATACTAGAGACTTAGTAGCAGCCTCTTCAAAGTCTAAAGATGCTAATGAATCAGCAATACCTGAGATTCCATTTCTTACCTGTTCAAACTTAGATCCTGATGCAAAGACTTTAACTGCATCATTAGCATCTCTAATATTATCAGTTAATACTCCTGCCTTTTCAGCAAGTGCAGCCATTTGTGCAGGATCAGTAGCATTAGCTAACTCACCTTTTAATTCTCTTAACTCAGCTTTCATCTGAGCTATGCCCTGTATCTTAAGGGGTATTACTACTTCATTCATATACTCTGATTTCTAGGGTGTTGTTATTAAGATGTGTATCATGATGTGCTGCAGTAGGACTGTGTAGGTTGGTAGTCTCTATCTTAATAGTATCAATAGTTTTTCTATATACTAATCCAATACTATCAGTAGCTACTTGACTAAGTGTAGTATAAGTTTTATCTAAAGTAAAAGCTCCTGCAAATGTACCCTCATATACTCCTGTACTTATTCTAGTCCAAACTATTGGACCTATAGTATTCTCTAGCTCTATGACTGTAGGTGCTGCAGTACTACTCTGACTAATCAAAGCTATGTACTTCTTATAGGTAGGTAGGATATCACTAACTGCTCTACCATTGAGAGTGTTAGTCACTGTAAGATTAGTAGTAGCTATGCCATCACTAGTCAAAGCCTGATAATCTCCTACTACTATCCCTCTCACTCCATCAGTCACTATGTTACCTGAGCCAAAGATTAGAGCATCAGTGTTATTAGTAGTGACATTAGTAGTACTCCTATAAGTATTCATGATAGATTGAATCTGAGTACCATTACCTGGTC